GGCCGCAAGGTGTGCGGCTGAACCTTCTTCTTGGTGTTCATATCCAGCCGCTGGAAAAAGCGGTGTATCGGGCGTTAGATAGATTGTGTATGGGGAAGGGTGGCGTGCGGCGCACGGTCACCAAAGGGATGAATGTCGAGCAGATAGGGGAGCTAATACATCAAAAGTGGGGTCGTTTTACGGACCCGGTTTGTGTACAGTTCGACTGCGAGAGGTTTAGCCAGCATGTATCCATTGAAGCATTGGACATGATGGCCGATTTCCTCGTAGGCCTTGTCGGCGAAAACACTCACGATGGGAGAGATCTCAGGGAGAACTTAAATCACCAGCGTGTGGTCAAGTTCGTGGCGCGTTCACGAAATGGCCAAATCACAGGGTCTGTGCCCGGGACGTTGAGCGACGGTGTGATGAACACATCGCTCTACGGGGTCGCGATCATGTGTGCCATGATATACCTGGCCTGTAAAAGGGTCGGGGTCAGAGCGGAGTTGTTCTCCGCTGGTGATGACACCAATGCAATTATGGAGAGGTCCAATTGGTCAAAGGTGTCAAAAGTTATTCCGGAAATCGGACGTGACTTTGGTTTTAAAATCAAGGTTGAGTCTGTGGAGTATCGGATGGAGGATATTAAATTCTGCCGTATGCAACCTGTCTTTGACGGGATTAAATGGCGTATGGTACGAGGAATTGTAGACTCCCTTGCACGTGATGTCCTCACGGTCAAGCCTATCGAGACTGAAAGTATGTGGAATGAGCTGAGAAGTGCAAAGGCTCATTGCGGTTTATCTTTGACCTCAGGTCTACCAATGTTACAATCATTTTATAGAATGCTTGGCAGAGGGACCTCAGGTTTTAAGCAATCCCGCGTTGATCACCACTCTGGTATGTGGCAGTTGTCCCAAGGGTTAACACCTAAGGGACGACCGATCACAACGGAGGCCAGACTCTCTTTTTTTAGAGCGTTTGGGATCAATCCATCACGACAAATAGCCCTTGAGCAGTTTTATGATACGCTGTATCCGAGCTACTCCCGCCGCTGCGAATCACGTTTCCTCGACACATTTATTGATTCACAGTTAGTTCAAGAATAAAATGACTAACAAAAAT